ATTGGAGCCGGTGACAGAAACCCTGACCTTGGCGTCATTCGAGTAGGCAGAACCCCACGCAAATTCATTCCAGTCCGAAATGTCCCAGAGGGAGCCGGGGGCGGTGTACAGATACTGCGAAAGGCCGCGAGAAGACTCGCCCAGCCCATATTCAGTTGTTGCTCTGACCCCTATCTGTATCGGGGCTCCCTCAACACGAATATCAGGCTGCACCAGTCGATAACGCTTATTGACTGTGGGGCCTTGGTAGGCAGTAAAGTTAGTTAAGAGAAAGGCGTAGATGCTGGTCGTGCCGAACTTAAAGCCGGTGTCCATTTTGTATACGTTTCCGTCCTCAGCCCCAAAAAAACTAATCTCTACCTCAGTCTCGTCAATCGCAGACGCCGCGCACTTAACCTCATGCGGGAATCTGGTTTTGGTCACGCCGATCAGGTCGGGGCCGTTAAAAGAAAAATACAGGCCATCCTTGCCGTTAAACAATCTGTACTGGCCGTTAGCTCTGTTAAGCACCGCTACGCTACTGCTGGAAAACTCTTTGATTAAAGCTTTAACCTTCCCAGACAGTGAGGCGTATGCAAAGTTTCCGTACTGCTGTGCCGCAGCCAAACTCATTAACCCCTGGCGATCCAAACCGACAACTTGGCCGGCAATCGACGCCATTGTTCCTGAGTAGGTGCCCGCTTTGTTTAACTCATCGAGCTGCCAATCAGCAGCAGAAGAGCCATACAGTGTCTGGCTAGAATCTTCACAACCAACGATTAATGCGCTAGCGGCTTGCTTTAGATTGGTAATGGTGTCGCCTACAGCAATCTCTGCTGCGCCACCTGCTGTGGTATAGCCGTTTGGGTTGCCGATCTCTGATATTTGCAGAGATGACTGGATAGCCAAGACCAAATGCTTTTTGTAGCCAACTACTGAGGACGGGTTGTCCGTTGTAGCTCCGGTTGAAATCAGCGTAAATGTCGTGCCGTCAAACTCTGTAGCTTTATCAATCCCATTTACAATGAACATCCGCTCTTGAGCGTCTTGCCCTTGGAAGTTGTAGTTTGCGAATCTAAATGTGCCGTTTAGCGACCACGTTTTAGCACTGTTGACCTCAGTCCAGCCGGAGGATGTCGCCTTGTACATTCGGGCGTTCGTGCCGTCTTCGCGGATAGCGTAAACATTGCCTTGGTATATATGGACGCCTTTGACTGGCCCAGCACCAGGTACTGACTGCGTGGCAGTGGACTGCCCATCAAACAGCTCATACCCATAAATGCGCCGATACCCACCATTAGGCAGACATTCGTAGTTAGCAACATCTACAAGCTCACCGGGAGCCAGTGACAGCGGCGGAGCCTCTTGGTTGAGGCCACCTACCGCTGGGAAATACTCGAGCTCTATGCTCATACCAGAGACTCTGGGGCGACTATGCGAGCAAGCTGATCCCTGTCTAGGTCAGCCAACATGTCCTCGTAATATAGAAATGCGCGCTTTTCCAGCTCTGGCGCTTCGTCAAATTGAGCGTAACAGCGCAGCGCTTCGTAAACGATGAGCATATGGTATCGCTCGGGTAATGCCGGAGCGTCCGTGGTCGCCACCAATTTTGATGGGACGGCATATGACTCATATGTGACTGTGAGGTCTTCGGTAGGCTTGGCGTTAAACACCAACACTCCATCAGGCCGTATAGACCAAACAGAGGGGGATCCAGATTGAATTACTCGATAGGCATCCGCGAATTTGTTGTAATCCTCGGACTGCAAGAACCCTTGCCCTACTGATACCCGCTTAATTGTCTCTACCGTAGATGGTAGTGCTACTGTGTAACTGGCTGCGCTAAGAGTCGATGATCCCGTACTCCAAGCCCAATTCCAGTCACCTCGAATAGATTGGATCTTTAACCACGCATCGTTTATCCAATTGACAACTCTGCCCATGTCGCCAGTTTGACCGGCGACGGTAGCAGGGCCGTCATCGGCAATGCCTGTCTCTTGCACTAATCTTTGGCAAAGATCCAAAAAGTTCATACTAGCTCTCTATGCGAAATGGGTAACTCGGGATGCTTTTGCTCACCCCGTCCTTGCCGTTCCATACAACTTGCTTTGCATCAGTCAAAGCGTTGACCACCTCTGGCGGTACAGCGACTGGCTCTCCCCGGCGAATCCAATAATTCTTGCCGTTGACGCCAACGAAAACCGGCTGTTGGTCATTCTCATCTTCAGCGATAACAATCGTAGGCCACCCGCTTTTACGGTCTGGCGCTTCAACCTCTGGCTGTGCATCAGCGGCAGGTTCAACGACGACTGCCTTGCGGATGCGCTCTCTAAGCGTGTCAGCGCTGGGGTTGCCTTTGATGACAATGCCCAGGATTCTGGCCTGCTCTTTAAGCTCCTCGAGACTTAGGTTGTATAGATTGACTTCAGACATACTGTTCTCCTGCGGCCCGTAGGCGGCTTAAAATAAAAAGGGGGCCGAAGCCCCCTGTAGGTTTTGCTGATTACTGCTTAGAGCGCAGTAGCGGCACACTCAAGCCGACACAACCAAGACTGGTTAGCAATGAAAGCCTTGTGGTAAGTCTTCCATCCAACCATGCCCTTCTGACCCAGAGGATCAGACTTGTCGAGCTGACCGGGGTTGATGATGCTGGGAGACATAGCCTCTGCACCCTTCAACGCAACGTGGCCGTAAGCGTCTTTAGCGACATATACAACAGGGTAAACATCAGCAGATGTACCGCCTGTTGAAACCATAGCGCCCTTAGCACCGCCAGCATTTTCGATTGAGGTCAGAACAGGCGTCAGGATGTATCGAACATCCTCAACCTTGCCGATCTCGTAAGGCAGAGCTTTCATAGACCCGTACTGCTCGGTAGGCGTAAAGCCGGCCAAGCCACGAATGTCTGACTCAAGATCAGTGTGAGCGAAAGCAATGAATGCCGCCGCTACTGCCTCGGTGTTGAACTTCACCGAAGAAGAAAGCATAGAGGTCACTTTCTTACCGCGATTGCCTTTGAGCTGTCGAGTGATAGCTCGCTGCTTGTTCAACGTGATGACAGTATTAACTGCATTACGCGCAGAGCCGTTAGCGTAGAACACGTTGGTTCCACCCTGGAGAACACCCCACATGAGGGTTTCAATTGTCTCCATAGCCTGCTCGCCACACATCATAGCGGCATCCTTCAGCACTGGATCTTCAGCCAGATCGTTTACAACGTCTGTGATCTCTACCACGTCACCGTACTGGTGCAAGGTGACTGATACATCTTCGTAGCCAAGTGCCTTAGCAGTAGGCGGTGAGCCTTCTGTCAAGGGCGTAGTAGCTACAGCCAAGGGTACAGGGCGACGAAACTTAACGCTGTTCGCCTTGTTCTTTGGCATAGGCTTGGGCATACCAAATTTAGAAAGACACGCGATAGGCTCAGCGTGTGCCAGCATTTCCTTCGCCGCATACGCATTAGTGCGCTGGCTAAGGCTTGTATAAGTAGTAACTGCCATGTTGATTTCTCCTGATTGGGGTCACTGATAGGCAAATTAAAGGTTCAATTCGACCGATCACCTCGCTCAATGAGGGAGCACAACGGCAACGCGGCTTACGCGGCGTTAGTTGTTCTACGTCACTTGCTTTGGTGTAGGTTCGGGTTTGTCCCGGTTGGTTATCGTCGCTCGTCTTGTTCTACAAAGTAGTCAAACGCGGCATCGAAATCGCTTTCTGGCGGCGTTATCTGTTGAGATCGACCTCCCCTTGATGGGACGTTCTGTGCTTGGCGAAGCTGCTTCTCTCGACGCTGCTTCAGTTCCGAGTTGTCCGGCTGAATTGCCGGGGCGTTCTCGTTCTTCCAGACGCGCAGTAAATATGCGGCGTCACCTGCTTGCTCGCTTTCCATCATTTGCCGGACGGTATGCGGCTGTGTCGAAACCCAATGATTGAATTCCGGCGAAGCGGCAATCTCCTCCCAGTCGGGATGTTCTGCGGCAAGCATTGAATATTGCTGTTGCACATAGTTTTCGTGCAGCTGACCCTGTATTGGCTCAATCTGTTGCTTTAACGCGGCAACCTCTTGTGCATGGGCCTGCTTGGTTTGTTCTATTAAAGCCGTCATCCCCTCAGCAATATCGGGATAATCCTCTTTAACAGTCTTCCATCGATTGTCACTGATGCCGGGATTAGCGGCCTCTGATGACGACTTGAGCCTCGCGATTTCTTCATCACGCTCTTTGAGCTGTCGCTGAAAGGCGTTCTGTCTACCTAGATCGGAGTTGTATTTGTGTCGCTCTTTTTGAAGCTCTTGACGCAAAGCCTCAATTTCAGAAATGCCCTCTGGTTCTGGGTCTTGTTGATCCGCTTCGTCTACTTGCCCTTCGGCTTCGACTTCTTCTTCTTCTTCCCCTTCCCGTAGCTGTACATCGGCTTCTCCTGTTTCGTCTAATGTCGCTTGCACTTCAAACGCGGCTTCAGGCGTCGAACCACCCGCTAGCTCGTCAAAAGCATCCTCGAATGTTTGCTCTGCATTTTCTTCAGACATAAAAATCCCTAGCGGCTTTTACAAGCGGCCATAAAAAAAGAGCCGAAGCTCTTTGGTTAGTGGTGGTTAGTTAATGTCCGGTTGGCTTTCTACTAAGCCTTCCAGTTTCTCAAGTAACGCCAACGCACCGCGCTGACGCTCTGAGTCGCGATCGGCAATTAAAAAATCTATGCAGTCTTTTCTTTCCTCTGCGATAAATTTTTCAATGGCCCTCCAGGTTGCAGAATGACGGTCAATCATCCGAAGGTGTCAAACCCGTTTGATATATTGCGTGACCGCAGCTGAGCGTCCGTCAACCGCACATTAGTGGTAGCCGCAGCTTTATCTCGATCTGTCCTGATCTTCTCTGAGTCAATGGCAATCTTAGTTTGTAGCTGGTCACTGCTCATCTGGTACTTGTTCTTTAACTGAGCCAACTGAATGCGCTCTTCAAGCTCTAGCTTCCTGCTCTCGAGCATTAGCTTGGCCTCTTCGATCTGACTCTTCATCATCATCTCAGCCTGGCTTTGCTCTATGCCGGCCTGAGCCTTCTGCGCCTCCAACTGCAACTTCTGAGACTTTAATTGCAACTCTACTTGCGCGAGCTCTGCCTTCATCTGGTCAGCACCACCGCCGGCTTGCATTTGCTGCATCTGCATCATCTGCTCTTGCATTGCTCGCTGCTCTTCTTCCATCTCGGCAATCTCTTGATCGTCGAGCGTAATCTGGTCATATGGCAGTTCAAGCGACTTGGCGATCTCTCTATCCAGCTCAGCCCAATCTCTGCGCTTAGCAAACTCGGGCACCGACATTGACAGGTTAGAGTAGATCATCAGGTTCTCTTGTTGCTTCTCGCGAACCAGCAATGCGCCCGATCCTCTGGCCTCGATGCTGAAGTCACCCTTCACATCAGAGCGATCGCTAAATTGCATATTCCAATCGTAAAAACGAGTAATCAGTGGCCGGGTAATGTCGTCGTCCCAGTTCTTTACCGCTTTACGCAGTACGATG